ATGTGCCTTTGTAGCCATCTTGTCCTGACGATCACCATCTACACGATAGCCGAACACATCCATTCTGTGTTCAAAGTAGGGCTCAATGCGCTTTGCCTTACTACCGTTATAAATTCTAAATGCCTTACGACAAAGTTTGCGCGATGTAGCATCAACAAAGATCACAGGGACTTCAAGTTCCATTGGATCACCGTCCCAGTTCTCTAAATCATCCCACAGTCCTGCTTCAGCAAATGCTGTCTCCAACACTAGAGTATGTTGAGCATTGATACTGATATAAAGACCAGTTGCCGGATCGTACATACAATAGATTGCCGACATGAATTCAGTTTCAAACTCGGCAGGGTTTGCGATAGATGCTACCCAAGCAGGATCCATCTCACGCTGAATATCGTCATCAATAACGATATCCTTGACCTTGACCATTGCGAACCGTACACGCAACTTACGACTAGGCTTCTTCTTTTCGCCACTTGCTATTTGTTCTTGCCAGTTAGCAAGAGTAGTATGCCACTTTGTATTTTTGGGGTCTTTTAGTTGCTTCAACTTGTCTGCTACAGTAGCAGAATTGAATTCGCCCTTCTTACGCTTCAATTGATGAATGACCTTTTGTCCAGTTGGAGTCACAAACTCAAACTGAAACGGGAACACCCACGATTCGCGTTTCTTCCCTTTTTTGCCATTGGTAACAATGACTGCAGGAACTGTTTTATTTTTACTCATGTTGGATGCTTTCTTAAGTGCCACAAACATTCTCCTTGAAAATTTCTTCTAACTCATCATCACTATAAAAGAAACCTTGACCTCTATCATACTTGTTTTGAGGCAGTTTGTCAAATGTTTCGTTATCGTAATATTTTTCAATCACCATTCGCCATCGATCTTCCGGAAGATCGACCAATTCGAATCCGTTGACTCGCCCATAACCATCATAGGTGCCGCTAATGCGATCACCGTTGTTGAATAACACTATGACATCGCTAGCGAATTCCCAAGTGCTACCTCGAACCGCTACTTCTGCCATGACAGGCTTTTCAGATTTGGCACATTGCCAACTAAAGAATCCCATAATCAACTCCAATCTTTCTTGTCACCGTTACGCTCATTATACTCGTATCCTGCCTTATATGCAAGATACGCACCCGAACCTTCTTCGGCTATGATTTCGGGAGTCTGATAAGTCGCACCTTCGAAATAGTGAGGACGGAAGGGGCGGTTATAATAACTGTCTGCGCTACCGCGATCAAAAGGACCACCGTGACGCTCATCATAGATGATACCATCAAACAAAAGCATTTTAATCTCCTTAACCTACGATTTCCAAAAGTGTCATAACCTTGCCACGACTAGCAGGGCTCTTTGCTGCCGATCTAGCATAACGCTTGACGGCTGATACCGCACCCCGTTGTGTCTTGTAGTAACGACCGTGTTCGGCCCACAAGCATCCTTTCGGGGTATTAATTAGTGTAACCGTTTGTTTCAGCATATGTGTATTATGCGCCCAAAACGGGTAAAAGTCAAGCCTTAAAATGTTGTTTAAAAACAACAACTTACAATGCCTGTCAATGCAGGAGTTTCTGGCCTTCGTATATTTTAGTGATTTGGCTTGCGATCTGGGAGAGTTCAATCGCATGTTCGGCTATATCAGCATCGGTATTATCATACCATTCATCGAAACTATCTTCTTCAACGCTAGCCCATAAATCCATGAGTAACAGATAATCTTCAGCCCCAAGCTCATCATAGAGTTTGAGTTCTATCGGACCTAAATTTGCAATCAATTCAGGAAGAGTGTTGAATCGTTGTACTGACATGTTTCTCTCCTATAACTATATTTATTTTAGTATCGGTCGTACTCTAACTTCAATTTCTGTAGATCATCGATAGCATTCCTGACGCAAGGCATGCAACAACAAATCTCTGTAGACTGATTATTGATCTTAAATTTTATGAACGTGGGATTGTAGATCCTTATCTGCACCGGCGTTCTTAGATAATAGAAATTAATTTCATAGTAGTTGGCTAACAATGAATCTTTTTCGGTTACCTCTATGGATGAAAGGACACTATAGTTATAAGTTTTTAGGTAAGACTTTATAAGATATAGTATGCTTTCGCTAGTCATGTGAAGGAATACTTCAATGTGACAAGGAACTCTCTATTATCTTTCTTTCTTTTGATATAGGTACCATCTATGGTGATAGGACCATCTTGAATCAGTCTATCAAACAAGGGTAACAAAGTGTTGTCTTTATCAAAGAACATCATATGCTTGTCTCCGTGCTTATCAACAAACCAATATTCTGTATACTTTTGAAATTTCTGTTCGTTTTTGATCAACTTAACAAATTTCAATTGCTTAGAACCTGTTCGCTCTGAGTTAGATACTTTAGCATAAACGCTATTATCAAACAACTCATCCATACCCATATCATAGTCATAAAAGTAGGGCAACTTATATGCCATACCCATATACTTCTCTTCGTATTTATTAGTATCATTGCGCAACAACGCTGATAGGTCTATTCGCCATTTAGTCATATGATGACCTTGCAAGGTCAGCAACAATAGTTTTTTCTGGTAATAGATTTTGATACTATCAGCCCTGGCACGATCTATGTCCGTTATAGATTGTTTGACTGATGGATGCGTCAGTTCTACATATGCCGCACTATTACCGGACCTTAGCATACGTTGTAGTGTGACACTAAGTGTGATCAGGTCTTCTGCCGTATCAATGATTTTAGGGTTTTTAATTCTATCATTCAGAAAATCTTCAGCAGTAAAAATCTCGTCAAGAGTAGTTACTTTCTGGTGTTTTTTGATTTGCGTTAAAACGTTCATTAACTCACCGTTATATCTTCCATACCGGCTGTGCGCAGCCGAACGATATGGCCCAATTGCCATTGCTTGCTATCGATACCTTTCATGATACCAAGCCACTTGTTTCTTAGTAATGCTACTTCGTTTATCAGTACTTCAAAGTCAATAACCTCGTCTTCACCATCTACATACTTTTCAGCATCGCGGCTAGTGAGTGCGCGGTTATATCCTTCAAGATACTTCTGGAAATACTTCCTGCGTAATTTACGTAATTGAATATTGAGATAGTTTAATACTGCTTCTATCTCTTGTAGTTGGTTGAACCTATGCTCTGTGACGCCGGGTAAATTGCTGATGTTAGTCTCAACCTTACCCTTTACCCGGACATCCCATTTTGCCTGTTCTAATTCTGATTCATAATGTAATATGAAATCAGGAATGACGCTGAGATCAGTGGTGATTCGTGTATACCAGTTCATCAGTAATCGTCATCGATATCTTCGTCAAATTCCTCTTCTTCTTCCTCAAATTCTTCATCCTCGTATTGTAAGTTATAGTCACGCAATGCGTCCATGACTTCACTTTCTCTACGGAATGCTTCTTTGATGTCCGAAGTCTCATAATCATTCTCAATCAAAATATTGACAAGTGATTCAGCGGCATCATTAAGGTTCGAGGCATCGATCTCAAACTTTAAAGCACGCCATACCTCTGCTATGACAGTAATACTCATTCTGTTATTCCTCCGTGACAGAATTTGTATTACTTATCTTTGCCTGACGGTTTTCATATTCTAACATTACTTTGTCGAGGCAACCATTTTCATTTGATTCCCAACCCTTACGGAAGAACTTGATGATCTCGCCGTCACTAGTAGTATAACTCAATCGATTACCTTCCTTAGTGAGTAAGCCAGCCTTCTCAAACAAATCAAGCAAACCACTATATGGGTTCATGCCAGTCTCATATGGAATCTTGACTTGAACGCTTTCAAAAGGCTTTGCATAACGTGTCTTCATGACCTTACAAGCACTACGAATACCACGCACTTCGCTGATCTTGTTACCTTCGTCATCTTCTTTAAGTTTCAATTTCTTCATAGCAACTACGATTGAACTTGCATAGATAAAGCCCTGTCCGCCACTGATCTTGTCATCAGGGTCAAACATATCTTGGCTAGCATATGTGTGATTAGTCGCAACCAATCCTACATTATGACTACCAAACATGTTTACACAATTGCGAACAAGTGAAGTTAATGCTTTGGGCTTGCGACCCATGTCACCCTTCATATCACCTGCTTCGAATTGATTTACATCTGTGGGAGTCAACAACATACCAAGACTGTCAATGATGAATAAAACTTTCGGCTTATCGTCTTGTGGTAGAGTCTTATAACTCTTCATAAACTCGCTGATAGTTTTAGCAACATCATCAATCATTGCCATGTTCAACTTCAACAACTTGCTTTCATCGGTATCAACACCAAGTGCTTTCAACCAATCTTCATCAAGTGCGTTTTCGCTGTCTACAAGAACAACAAAAATGCCTTGCTGTTGTGCGTGACGAACTAGGTTGCCAGAACAAATATAACTTTTGCCTGAGCCTGATTCACCTGCGAATACAGTTACCTTACCTAGTGGGACTCCTTTGTTAAAGTCTCCGCTAATAAGATAATTGAGAGCGTGGTTACCGGTACTGACCCAATCAGTAGGATCATTGAAACCAATACTGAGACCTTCAATACTCTTGGTAATGTCTTTTCTAAATTTACTAACATCAAACGGCTTACCCATTACTTAGCCCCCTTAGGATATTCTTTTGGCTCAACCACGATGTCTGAACGACCGATAGCCTTAAGCCATGTGTTCAATCTATGAATGATTGTGCTGTCATCCCTGGGGTTATCAAAATTGATATTACAGTCCATGACTGTATCACCGCTATCAGCCTCACGGCTGCTGTAATTTAGTGAAAAACTTTCATTGATTTTTGTAACCTTTGCCATATATTCCCCTTATTTCAAAATATTTCGTTTAGCAATTCTATCATTGAATGCTATTTTGTCAAGCATATCAGGACAACTGTCCGCGATACGATCAAGTTCATAGTCATTTGGATAGTGTCTTAATGCACCACGCGCACGATCACGGACGATAGAAGGCACTCTGGGCGTCTTGCCCGGATCACAAAGTTCTTCTAATAGTTTCTTTCCCTGCTTTAGTGCGCGGTATCTTTCGTCTGGTAGTGTCATGGTAGTTTCCTCAAGTTAGGAGAGGGGAGAGATTACTCTCTCCCCAATACTTTCTTAGCCCTTCTGCTGTCTAGCACGGATCATCGCTAAAATGTCCTGTGCCTTATCGCTAGAAGTACTCTTAGGAACAACTACGGGTTCACTTTCCTTTTCTGTTTATTAATCTTGAACTAACTTCTTATTTGCTGTAACTTTGTTTGTTGTGTTTTGAGTTATTATGGGT